AAATAATCCAATGTTTAAGCATTTTTATATTACTCCACTGGGCAAGTTTGAAACTTATCAAGAAGCTAGTAACGCTCACGGCGCTATAAAAAAATCAAGTATTCAAAGGCTTTGCAAAAATCCAGATAAAATTATAACTAAAACCATAGCAAAATTTTCTAATTTAGATTTTTCTTTTATAAATAAAACCGCCAAAGAAGCTGGGTTTGGGTTGGAATTTATCTAATATTCCAACCCAAATTTCATTTTATCGATTGTTGGACTTTCCATTTTTGATATCGTTGGTTAGTTTAATAATAGTTTCATCGTCTTTTTGTGCCTTTTCTTGTTCTTTGAGCATTTGCTCAAGCACTTGAAGATTTTCTTCGCTAAAAAAGTTTTCATCAGGTTCGATGAGTTCTCCTTTATCATCAATGAAATTGGAAATGAAACTGATTCTATCGTCAATAGTCTTGCCATGAATCTCAATAATGGCTGGACAATCCTCCTTTGGATAAAAAATATCGGTTTCAAGATCTTCGGCATATTGTTCATACAATTGAGCAAATACATCATCAACTTCCAAGATATGATCCTTACTGACATCACGAAGACCATCATCAACAATTGTGATATCTTCGTCATGACGAAGCCAGAATATGATATCAATATTCTTAAGACTTTCTCTCACCAGAGAAATAGAAGCTGCTGTGACTTCATTGTTGATCTTGTTATTGGCATTTCCAACCAATGTGTAGGCCAAGTTGTCCCAAGAGCATCTATCGAAGATGATATTGTCTTCTTTCTTGAATTTCTCTTGAGTTGTCATCATCCAATCAAGAATCAACAATTGTGTTTCTTCTGTAGTTTTAGAAGAATGTTCAAGATTATTTTCTGTGATCACATCGCGATATGTCTTCAGCGGTGTACCATACATAGGCCATCGCTGAAGAAACGCTTTGAGCAAAGTTGACTTTCCCACACATGCAGTTCCTGATATAGCTAATCTCATATAGAGATAATTTAACACACATCAAACGTTTTTCAAGAACAAATCCCATTCTTCTAAGAAATCAACAAAAACAAATCCATTTTTAGGCTTTGTAGGCGATTTATTGAGTCTCAGTTTTTTGCTTTGAGTTGCTACCCAATCTTTTAAGTCGTCGTCTTTTGGATTGAATTTAGACAAATCACATTCTTCTGGTCGTCTGTCACTCTTCCAGATATTAAGCTCTCTGTGGCAGCAAACTTGGTTTTCCCAAGTGTTGGCGTTGCCAGTATGCTTTGATCTAGGAATAATGTGGTCAATGGTAGAAGTTTCCTTTGTAAGCTTTATACCAGAGTAGCAACAGGTATTGTTGTCTCTCTTGATGATATTCATCTTTGTTGGAAAATACACCTGCTTATGAGGTATTCTGTCATAAGATGCACACACAACCACACTAGGAACTCTAACTTTACCTCTTGTAGTCAGTATGAAGTCATCGTATTCTCGCACAGGAAGATTCAACCAGTCCTTACTTCCCTTTATAACGTTGAAATAGTCAACATTGTCTGTTTTATTGTTATCTTCATCAAATTCATAAGTGATGTCCAATGGATACACCACTTCTGAGAAGATGTTGCCGAAAGTCTTTTTTTCATCGCAAACGCCAACAGGAAAATAATACCTGTTCAAAACTAGAATTCGCTGATTCATGTATCGATTTTAGCGAAAAGTTTGAGGATGTCAAGTCTCATTATTTAGTAGATTTAATGTTAAATTCTAACCCCAACCCAACGATCAAATTTCAATTAAATATTAATGAATGAGCACAAAACGTTCTACGCGCAAGCGTAAAGAAAATGATGAAATTGAAATCGATTTTATAGATGCCTATAAGAAAAATTTTAATTTGGGCAACATGAAACTAAAAAAACAATTCCCGTTGACACCTAATCAAAAAAAGTGTTATTATACAATCAATAATCAAAATACCAATATGGTGTTTATTGATGGGTTGGCAGGAACCAACAAAACATATCTATCTGTATATGCGGCAATAGAGCACTTAAAAGAAGGCAAAGTTGACCAAATTATTTATATTAGATCGGTTGTTGAAAGTTCATCCAGAAGTATTGGAGCTTTACCCGGTGAATTGGACGATAAATTTGGTCCATATACTATGCCATTGATGGATAAGTTGCATGAAATTGTTGATGACGCAATGTGCGGTCAATTAATGTCCAACAACTATATCAAAGCAATTCCAGTAAACTTTGTTAGAGGTCTTACTTTTCACAATTCATTTGTCATTGTTGACGAAGCTCAAAATATGAGTCGTGGTGAATTGGCTACTATTCTTACCCGTTTCGGACGAAACACCAAGTATATTATATGTGGAGATGCTAGACAGGCTGATATAAGAGATTCTGGATTTGAAAAGGTTCATCAATTGTTTGATACCGAACACTCTATCAAGAATAATATTCATTGCGTTAAATTTGACGCAGATGATGTTGTTCGTAGTCCACTATTGAAACATATTACCCAAGTGCTGGGGGTTTAACCCCAGCTTGTTCCAGCAAACCATCCCGCGCCTTTATTGTTTTCGATAGGGGCCGGGATTTTTTGTCTAACTGGAGGATCGTTTTCGACCACAACATTTTCAGCAAGTTCGATCATCTCAGTAACTCCTGAAATAGCCGCCATTTCGGTAGTTCCTATACATACATGTTCACCATCGGTGGCTACAAAGTGCGGCCCAAATTGATCCACATTGACCTTGAAGAATTCATCATTGATTGTTACTATTTCTGCTTTCACGTTATGAAGATAGCACACAACCAAGCGTTGTCAAATTAAATTTACGGACCAGTTACATTTATCATATTTATAGGTGATAATATATTTCCATTCTCATCAACTATAACTACTTTTTTGTTATTTCCAGACAAATCAGTTATATTAACATTATATGATTGTTTACCATTAAACACACCTGCATATTTTGGAATTTTATCTGGGTCCAATGCCCACTTTTTCTTTTGAAGACCGTTTGCAATTTTATTCATCAGTTTATCAGACATTCCGCCGGGTTCTATTGTATTGCCAGTAGCTGCATTGTAAGCGCCTGTAACAGTGTTTATCGGTGTCATGTAAAGCTGTCTAGCTTCTGGTGCTACTTTCTGAACGGCATAATCGGCAAGTTTAGCAGCGCCTCCTACAATTTTACCAAATCTACTGTTTTTAACTTTATTAGCAGTATCTTTTATATTTTGCCAAGTGCCTTCTTCTAATAATTCTTTTTGGGTATATTTTCTCATATTAGTATTTAACTTCAATATTTTTATTAGCTATATTATTAAGACTTACATCAATAAGAGCATTTAAATTATTTTCAATAAATTTTTTACCAATAAGAATTTTATGATCATTTGTGCTTCTATTTCCAATACTGAATGGAACTTTAGAAAATCTCCTTCCCCCTATTTCAACATCAAATTGAACAACGGGGCGGTCTTCTGTGTTACCAGCACCCACATTGATGCTGATAGTCCCAATTACAGGTTTTTCTAATGAAAAATTGTTTACGGTAACAAAACGCACATGCTCTTTATCAGGAGAAATTTCAATATTTTCTCCGTGTAATACGTTAAAAGCTCCATTGCCGCTGTCTAATTTAGACGCGATTTTTCCAACTCCTTCTAAATCAAAGAGATAAATATCCTCGATCAAGCCGAGAACATATTTTTCATAGAAAAACTGATTGAATTTTAGCATATTTCAAAATTCATATTCATCGTCAATGTCCGCGCTGTTTGCATAGTCTGCCTTTGAACTCACAGAATAGTAAACATCGGAAGCATAATCAGCAGCTTTTGTGATCTTGGCAAGCATCCATTCTTCAAAATCTGATTCCTTTGCGATTTTTTCCAAACGTTTTGCATATTCACCAAGCTTCTTAAGTTCGGAACATACCATTTCACACAATTCATTTTCTTCATGTTCTAATGTTTCGTGTTCCATGTCAGCGCCAGTATCGAATGACATGACAACTTCTGGTTCTTCCATGTGTTCATGTTCTGCGTGTTCATGTTCTGCGTGTTCGTGTTCTGCGTGTTCGTGGTCAGAATAATCTTCTCCCCCGAATCCATTGAGTTGATCCAATGCGTTTTCTTCTTCGTCATCGTATCTACCAACTGCATAGTTCTCCCAAATCAAATTATTATCTTTATGTTTAAATTCCATAGTATTATTTAATGTTTTGATTTTAAATTTGATCCAACAACTCAGAAATGCCTTCACCCATATGTGGATTGATGATTTTCAAGAATTGTTGAAACACTTGTTTTGCGTTGATATTATTTCCACTTGCGAACTGTTCACTCAAATCATTAAGTTGGGTCGCTTCTTCTGTATTTTTAGTATCAGACATCCACTTGGTCCCCATGTCGATCATGAATTTAACATACATGTTTTCAGAAGCTGCTGTGAACGGCATTTCAGGAGCGGGTGCAGCTGGTGGTTGTTCTGGAGCAACTTGTTGTTGAGAACCATCATCCATAGGCATATCGCCTTGTTGCATTTCTTCACCTTGCTCTCTGATAAGCCTGATGTGATGTTGAATTAAAGATAACGTCTTGCTTTTCATATGTTTGGCTGTGGCTTGTATTTTTCGATTTCCTCGGTTGCTTTGTTGTAATCTTTTAGCATGATAGGTAATTTGTCGCTCACAGCTTTTAATCTGCTTGCTTTGGCTTGTGCCGCTGCTTGATTACTTTTGGATAATGTTTCAATTGCATCGTCCGCTTCTCCATCTTCTTCTGGCTTTGCACTTTCAACGGCTCCTTGCGTGATACCATCAAGACGAACCACGAACGTTCTGTTGTTCTCTGGATCATCAATATACAAAGTGCCATCAAGACCATTGCCGCTATGCAAACCAGCAGCTTTTAAAAGGTGTCTGAACTCATCACGCTGATCTAAATTTTCAACAAGTGTAGGATCATAAGCTTCAATTTTTGAAAGAAATTTACTCATGTCTGTATTTAGACAAAAAGGCAAAGCTTGTTTGACAACTCATTAAAATAAACATCGTTGAGATAAGTCAGACCATTTTTGTTCAAATACTTTTTGATCTGTTTTAACGATTTCAATTTTCTCTCGGTGTTTAAAAACAATTCAACTTGCGATACCGTTTCACAGTCAGATTCTGTGATTTTTGAAAAAATCTCATTAAGATCTTTGATTTGTTCAAAAACTGTAAATCCAAAAATAATTTTTAACTTATGAATCAATTTGTTGCGGAACGCATCTTTGGTCAATTGATTGCTAAACAGATACAATTTCTCAGTGCGATGTCTATTCTTAATGTATTCTACGAATGTCAGAAGAAATTGTGTGGTGTATAATTTTTTTATATCCCTGTTTGAAAAATCAAAACTAATGTCAAGATTTAAATTTTTCAACATCTCAGGAAATTCTCGATTGGTTTTTTTAAAAATTTCATCAATGTCTAGTAATTCTTTATTACTATCTTCAAAAACTATCGAAAACACCACGCTTTCTAAAACTTCCTTTTCAATATTCATGTGTTAAAATTTAAAATTTTTGTATTTTTCCTGTAATGATTTAGGAACTTTATTGATTCTAACGTTGATTATACCATTGTATGATGAAGTGTCAAACAAAACATTCGCTTTCATTTGTTCATACATTTCAAGAAATTTCATTTCCCATTGATTTTCACACAGATGCAACACTTTTTTTGTAAAAAAATCAATTCCATATTTCTCCATATCCACCTTTAATTCTTCTGAACTTCCCCAGTAACTGTCAACATTGTTGTCAACGTAAGATATTCTTGCTCGTTTCTTACCTTTTAATGGTTTTTTCTTTACTCTTTTTAATAATTTTTTACATCCTATATAATATTTCTTATCACTATCAGGATGATTATTATTAATAATGTATACAAAACCATGATATTTGGTGGTGTCATCAGGTAAATCAATCCAATTACTCATATTGTAATTATGAAATTTAATTCTTATTACAATAATTATAATAAGTATTATATATTATATTATATAATAGTATATTACCAAGCCCACCCACTACAACCCATAACTACTTCACTTTTTTAAGTTGTCAATAGGTCAAATAGAACTTTTTTTACTTTTATTGCGTATATTCTTATTCAAATCCTTCACATTACCAGATTGATATAGTAAAGTATCCTCATATCCTAAATTCCTTCGTTGAACAGTTGGTTTCTTTTTCTTCTTACCACTTTTTACAATTTTGGTATCATCGGGAGCATAAGTGTCGGCATTTGGTCGTCCCATATCAGTTATTGTAGGAGCTATTGGACCAACAACTTCTCCCGATGTCATTTCATTATACATTGATTCATACAATTTTTGTATTTCAGCATTATCTTTACTTGACATTGACATATTCTTATTTACAATAACTAATATAAATGAGTCAACAGAATATCAGATTAAAATATGAACAGAGGATAACCTTATTTGCCAATGACATCAATATTTTAACACTGGGGGATAAATTGAATCAAATCCCCGGAGAGAAATCATATTGGGCCAACGAATTGAGTAAGGTCGAACAATCTCTTCGTGGTCTTGAAATGAAAAAGAAGAAATTGATCAGAGAGCTATCCAAAAAACTGTTGGATAACAGTCCTGTTAAATTGAACAAGTCCACATTCGATAAGATTGAAGAGAGTGAAAACGTGGAAGAATTAAATGAACAGATTGAAGATATCAAATTAACTGTAAAACAGTTAGAACGTATATACGAAACTATTAAATATAGTGCCAAGGATTTTGAAAATATTCTCAAATTCCACCAATTGGAAATGAACTGATGATAAAGATGCACTACGATACAAAAGCTAGAAAGGGTCAGATAATATGCGATCCTGCTCAATTGTCGTTAGTGCGTGGAAAATTCAGCGTAAAAAATGAGAACGCTAAGTTTGCTAAAAAATTCAATCGAAAAATACCAGATAGAAAACACGCTATCGACAATGTTGGGCGATTTGATTTTGGATTGTATAAGGAAATATTACAATTCCTGATAGACAATCAATTTATCAATATCGAATATACTCCAGAGTTCACCGACGCATTACGATGTGGTATAAGCGTAGATACTGTTTATAATGGCTTTAAATACCCCCACAGGGATTTCCAATTGGAAATGGTAACACTAGCCTTAAAATACGGCAGAGGCACTTTAAAGAGCGCAACAGGATCGGGAAAAAGCTTTTGTATCGCATCCATCATCGAGAACTTTTGGAGAAACAGAACCAACAAGACATTCAAGTGTTTTATTTCAGTTCCCGGAACAAGTTTGGTCAGTCAGTTACAAAACGATTTCGCAGAATATGGAGTTGCTTTTTCTTATTCGGGATGGACTGGAAAAGATGAATTGCAAAATACCGAGGTTGTAATTTGTAATAACCAAAATCTAGCATCTAAATTCGATGACAATAAATGGATTTTGGATGTTGATTTGCTTATTGTCGATGAGTGTCATGGAGTCAAGACAGGTTCCGAATTGACAAAAATAATTTCAAAAATCAAGACACCGAATAAATTCGGGTTAACAGGAACATTTCCAAGAGATCAATTTGATACATGGAAAATTATTGGAACATTTGGACCTGTGTTGTATGTAAAAACAAGCAAGGAATTGAGAGACGAAAATGTCTTAACAGATGTAGCCGTTAAGATGATCAGGTTTAAACATCCAAAAAAATCGATCCCGAAAAGGATCAAACGAACGGACAAGTCGCCAACAGAAGATTATTTGGCTGAATTGTCCTACATTTACAACAACGAATCCAGAAACAATTTTATAAAGAAGATCGTTTCGAAATTACCGAACAATACGCTAGTTTTAGTCAACCATTTAGAACACGCTGAATTGTTGAATATTTTACTTTCTACAATCACCGACAAAAAAACATTTTTGATCAAAGGAGATGTGGAAGTATCAGATAGAAATTGCGTTATTCAAGAGCTTGAGACAAACAGTAATATTGTATGTGTGGCTATGAGTAGCATATTTGCAACTGGTATCAATATTAAAAATCTCCACAACAACGTGTTCGCATCTGGAGGAAAAAGCTTTATCCGAATAATTCAAGGTATTGGTCGAGGTCTTCGTTTGCACAATAGTAAACAAAAATTAGCAGTCATTGACCTTTCAGATAATATCCATTATTCAATGGATCATGCTGAATTGAGAAAACAATATTATGAGGACGAACAGTTACCTTGGAAAGAAATAGAAATAATTTTATGAAACAAATTGAAACAGTAGATATCCCACTAGATGAAGACATAATTATCAAGACCGAACCAAAGATTCCTAAAAAGTCATACACGAATGAGTTCATGGCAGAAATTGAAAAGTATTACGCTACCGATAAGATGACCAATGAATTAGCCAGCCATATTGTTAAAATTGCAGAAGGTCTTAGTTATAATTGGAGGTTTATTAATTATACAAATTCTTGGAAAGAAGAAATGGTAGGAGACGCTATCATCAAGATGTATTCGGCATTGGAAGGTAAGAAATATGACGTTACGATTGGATTCAACCCATTCAGTTATTTCAATCAAATAGCGTGGAATGCATTTACAAATCGAATTAAGAAGGAAAACCGCCAGCATGAAGCATTGCAAGAATACAAGCAAATAGTTTATGAGCAAACTATGAATGATTCAGATGCTCATGTTTATGTAAAGCCAAATGGATTCTCGACAGATGATGATGATTCTTGCGATTGTTCATCATATAGCGATTGACAAATGAATGCATTATGATTTAATATTGCAATGATTAAAAAAACCAAAGTCGCTATCTTTACCGACTTGCATTTGGGAATTTATGGTAATTCCGAAAAATGGCATGAGACGGCATTGAATTGGGCTGACTGGATTGTCTCTGATTTGACCACTAAAAAAATCAGAGACATTTTCTTTTTGGGTGACTTCTTTGACAACCGAAGTGAAATTAATGTTCAGACTATTCACGTAGCGGCTCAAATTATTGAGAAATTTAAAAGCTTCAATATGTTTATGATTGTGGGCAATCATGATGCATATTATAAAAATCGAAGCGATATTCATAGCCTTGGAATGGTCAGAGGTCATGAAAATATCACACTTGTTGATAAAAACTTGGAATTTACAGCATTTGACAAGCACTTTTTGTTGGTTCCTTGGAATAATGATATTCCAGATTCCAAATTTGATTATGTGTTTGGACATTTTGAAATTCAAACATTCAAAATGAATAATTATACGGTTTGCACACACGGTCTTACTCCGATGGATCTATTCAAAACCAAAGCGACTTCTATTTTCAGCGGTCATTTCC